ATGCGCGGGTGTACGGCGATGCGGAGGTGTACGGCAATGCGCGGGTGTACGGCGATGCGGAGGTGTACGGCAATGCGCGGGTGTACGGCGATGCGGAGGTGTACGGCAATGCGGAGGTGTTGCTCGGTCATCATAAAGTTAAAGATATTTGCATTTTGCAGATTCAAGGTTCCGCTCATTCGGTTTGCAGTCCTGACGGTGTAATCATCAAAATTGGTTGCCAAGAGCGCACACCGCAGGATTGGCAAGAAAATTTTGATTCAGTCGGCAGATCAAATGGCTACACGGGCGCACAGATAATTGAGTACAAGCGGTATATTGATTTGTTTGCTTCTGTTCTGTCTGAGCGCAAAGATTAACAAAATAGCCGGTAAAAGCAGTACGGCACCAACGAGGTGCTATATGAACCACATACATTATTCAAACGAAAGAACCAAGGCAGGTGAGCTTATGAGCAAGGAAAGGCCGTTGATTGATTACGTAAACAACCGGCGCACTGATGCAGAGCCTGAATATCAAGAAGGTTTTGGCGCTTTACGATGGGTCGCTGTGGCTTTTGCGTGCAATGTTTTACTGTTGATTATCGGGGTGTGTTATGGCTAACCAACTAGATATCAACGCAGCAAAAGCTGCACTGTGCGGATGCACTTGTAAAAGTCAGGTGATGTATGTTGTGGAGTGTGCCGCAGATAATGACGGCTACAACTATCGGTTCGACAAACCTGTTGACGATAACGCTGTATATGCTGACGTTGACGGGCATCATGATTTGGCGAAGGTATTGCGGTTTGCAGATAAACAACTGGCGAGGATGAAGTGATGGAATATATGGAATCGAAGATGCAGGACCAAATTGAAGCTGGCATTAGCGAAGCTGACCGCTGCTATACGCGGATTGCTGAACTTGAAGAACAAAACGCAGCACTGGCGGTCATGCACGTAGATAACGTGCGCCACATCTGGGAAGCTAGAAACTGCGGCAGCTTCGAAGAATTAGCTGAAAAGCATGACTCTTTAATGGCAGCAGTTGCTGTGCTGCGTGAGTATATTGAAAGAGGTGCTCCAATCAATACCAATCCAGAAAAGTGCGAGCGTGTAAAAATACTGGCGGCAACCCCACAACAACACCTTGCGGAAATCAGGGCGCAGGCTGGTCGGGCTGGTTTTGTTGCTGGCTATATGTTGTGCAATGACGGCTCTCCGCTAATCAAGCACAACTACGAAGGTTTTGCAGATAAATACGCAGAATCAATCCAACAGGAGAATAGGTTATGAACCCATTAAAACTATTCAACCGCCTATGCTACCTGTTAGCTGTTGGCATTTGTTCACTGGCGATGTTTTGTTATGGTTGTGACATTAGTGATTTGGAGGATGAGGAATGAAAACCATTGACGATGCACTAATTGAATTTGGTGGAAAATGGAAATATGAAAACAGGGACCAGCTATGGGTTTGCACAATGTCTACTGGTGAATTCAGTAAGGGTAGTTTTTGTTACGCAAGCACAGGGCAAATGGAGCTTGACGGCAAGCCAAAAACACCACCGCACTGGACTTATGTTTGCTCAAAGGAAGATTTTGAAATGAGGATGGCGGAAAATGACTAAAGCCTCCCTAGTCCGCATTATAGCAACCGGCGAAATCGTAGCTGTTAAGCCTTATGACTTTGTATTCGTCACAGCAAAATGCACGTATTACACCAAGAAACAGATTGAGTTTATTAAGGTGATTGAATGACATACCAACCTAAAGGCAGTCAATGCGCGAACTGCAAGCATAAATTCAAAGACTGCAGCGCTTTGGAGTTTCACAAGATGCGTACATATTCAACTGACGGGAAAATTACCGTTGTATTGTGCAACAGATTTGCGAGTGATAAGAAATGACTAGACCAAAGCGCTACGACCACGAAGAAATAATTCGCATGTACGAAGCTAGAGAGAAGATTTGCGTCATTGCTGCCGTGCTTGGATGTCACCAAACGACAATAAGCAAAGTAATCAACAGCGCAAAGATTCAGCCGCGCAGGGTTCACCGCGAGTACAGTATGATTGAGATTGTGCAGCAAAGCACGGGTATGCCGGCAAGGCGATTGGCGCAGCTGATGGGGACCACTACGGCATACGTGAACAAGCTGCGGTATCAGGCAAAGAAAAAGGCCCTTGTCCAAAACGGATAGGGCTATGAAGTTGGGGAACGAAGCAGCTAAGGAGAGGCTTCAGGATTATCGTATCGCATTATAAGCCGCGGCGCAAGTCAAAGCGGCTTCTCTGTTTTGGTCGGCGTATCTAGCCAGAGTTTCATTTGTTCCGACACTCCATTCGAGCAGCTTACCAAGCACAACTTTATCTGTGGCGGCGCTTCTGCTGATGCTGGCAATGGCGGAATCACCGCCCTGCTCACCTGCGGACATGGATTTAATTTTGCTGCGCAACCGCTCAACAGTATTGCTGAGTTCAGCAGCATCATCTGCAATAATCTGTTGCCGTTTCTTGCCGTCATTGTGCACCTTTTCTAAATCTGATTGCCATTGCCGTTCTTTAACTCGCTCTGCTTCTTGCGCCGCAACTGCTGCAAGTGCGTCTGACTTGTCTCTCGCATCCCACTTACCCTGCCACATAACGCCATTCAGCCAGAACCCGCCAGCGAACGCCGCAGCCAAAGCGCCGATTTTAAAGTATAGGCTATTCATCATCTTTAATATTTCCCTTGTGCATGCCAGACACGGACGCCCATAGTTGCGTCACAAGCGCAGCAGCAAGCACTCCGTATGCGATTGCAGCTTGAGTTGGGTCTAGCACCTTCATGTTATCCACAATGCGATACAGAAGGATTTGAGAGCTTACAATCAATGCTATCTGCACCACTCGCATCTGACGCAGTGTAACGTGAATCGGCTGCTTAATGATGAACCCAAGCATGTTGTCGGCTATTTCAAGCAGACGCATTGCGCCACCGGTTGTAGTCATCCAGGTATTTCTGCGGAGTCGCTTTGCCTGTGCGATTCCAGTATGACTTGCAGTATTGCGCCATTTCTTCCGGCGTTTTCGGTAGCGGGTTTTTGTCCATTGCTAGGTAAGCCCGGGCAACGAATGTCGCATACCGGTCATCGAATTCTAACTTGGTTAAGTCTCGCTTGATGCCGAGCTTTAGCGCTCTGCCGTGTATGGTGTCTGAGTTATCCCAAATAGAATCGTGCGTTGCCGGCTCCATTTGGTAAACGCCAAGTGCTGGACCTCCGCCAACCTGACGGCGATACTTGCCGCCGAGTGATTCATGGCTACAAATCATAGCCAGCAGCTCAACTGCATGGTCGGAGTGCATGCCGAATTCTAAAAGGAATTCTGTACAGCTGTGGCGGAAATCTGAGTATTTCATTCTTTCAACCTCCAGAAGTCAGCCACTGTCGGGCTGTAACCATCAATAAACCGCTTGGTTATATGCCCGACCAGCTCTGAGCAATTATATGAATGTCGGCTGCCAAGTTTTATCCTAAACAAGCGGAATATCCACAGCGCACCAATCGTTGCTGCCATGTCGTACTCTGTCTTTCTGCTAACCATCAACTCGCATTGCTCTTTCCATGATTCGTTAGTTGTCCAGACTTCTTTAATTCGCCAAGCTGAATATCTGTTTTTGAAGTCATCAACATGAGTCTTGATAACACCTTTGCGCCGGCCAAGCCGCCCCTTGTATCTGGTGCCAACGCTTTCGTACACATAATCACCATCCAAGATTGCAACGTGTGAATACGGCGATACGTCAAAAAACCGAATCAGCAGACCGACAATCTTAGAGCTTCGACCGAAAATCAGAGTGACTTTTTGCATTTCTAGTCCTTGTAACGCTCAATATCTTCAACAGGAGGCCCGAGAATAATCGAAGCTCTGCCAGCCTCAATTAATCCGAGCTGCTCAATTGCATTTACTGCATCAATCGTGTCTTGGCGTGACAGGTCAATAAATGTCGCAGAGTTCACCAAGTCCTGAAAGTCGTAAACCTGCGGAATCGTTTCTGATGCCGACCTGATAGCTATACGCTCGTCTTGCGTGAAGCGCTGCTTGAACGCCAGCTTAGTTATCCGCATATCAGCAACTTCAGGCGCAGACTCTGGCACGTAAGTGCCATACTGATAACCAGCTGGCGTCATAAAGCGATAGCGCTGCCCTGCCTCTGTCGGCAGACCTTCTATCCACTTGCCATTTAGCCATACTTGCCTATACATCAAAAGCCCTGCTCTGTGGCGTAGTAAATGTTGAACGTTGTTGATCCTGAAGTTTTTGTTATTGTGATTGTATTGAATGCCTCAATGTGGCGAATTGGTCCGATATATGAGTTATTTCCCAAAGCTGCGCCACCTACCGAAAAGCCAATCTGCGGTGTTGCAGATAATGTTCCTGAAATCACTGTTACGCCGTCTGCGATCACAGATATTCCGGCCTCTGAGCCAGTTGATGCTAGGAGAGAAAGCAGGGTCAGCCTAATCTTTCTGCCACCTGTCGATGTAAGCGTGGCAATAGTGCCGCTAGAGCCGCTTACAATAGACAGGATGCCGCTGCACGATGTCGCCTTAAATTCGCCGCTAGGCAATAATGAATCTGCTGAAATATCTGCCATTTTAGTATGCTACCAATGCTGTTGAACTGATTGCGTAAGCGCGGAAAATCTGACCTGCGCGGTATGTGATGTTATCGCCAGAAGCCACAACCAAGCCTCTGAAATTAGTCACCGTTACACCTGATTTTACAATTCTCATCAACTGTGTTGATGTTGGGTTGTTGGCGATAACGAAGAAATCACCGGCAACAAAAGCCGGCAGCGTTACATCAAGCGTGGCAGATGTCGCAGTGACCGGATAAAGCGCATTCTTTGCAGCAGTAAAATTGCCGGTTTGAACCGACTGCCAGCGAGTCCCGCTCACAAACTGCCAGTCTGCGTTAGTTAGTGATGGCGTTGATGTTGTGACGTTTGCCAGGTTGTTATTCAGTGCCCAAAACGAGCCGCTGTGGAAAACAGTATAAGGCTTATTTGCTGCGCCTGTTTGCGCTGACCATAAGCCTTTGTATGAAGCCACAGAAGCGCTTGAGTATGCATTTGTTTCGCTTGTGGCTGCTGCGTTTTTGCTGGATAAAGCAGCTGCAGCATCAGCATCAACTATCACGCCAACAGCATCAATGTATGCGCCTGAGTCGTTAATCTGCTCCTGCAGAGTCGGCAGCGCAGATAAAAACGAATCGACATCATCAGAGAACGCCTCTGGCGCGTCGCTTCTGTTTGGCACCGCCGGTAGCGGATCAATCGGAGTGTAAGGCATTTACACTAACTCCCTAATTTGAATAGTTGACTTGCAGTAACTAGGCGCGTCAATGTTTTGTTGATACTTGATATAATAGCCGTAAACTATCGCCGCGTCATCTGTGTCGTCAGTGCCAGCCCAGACGCATGGCTTATCAACCAATCTGCTAATCTGGTTAACGGCAAAGTCCAGCTTGCTTTTTTCAACGCTGACATTGTAATCAAGTAGTTTATACTTTCGGCGCTTCGTAATGGTTAAATCGCCAAAGTCGTTTTCATCGACACGAGATAAATTGACGTAATCAAATGATGTGCCGTAGCAAGCAACACCAAGCGTCAGAGATGATCCAACAACCAAAGTGCCAATCGACACCGAAGCATTGCCGTTAACAGTCACTGTCAGTTTTGCGCCTGCTGACTTTGGCATATCATTAACGAAAAACTTGTACCGCTGAACAATTGGCAGGTTGAAATATTCCCAATAATCCAGCACTTCGCTGTTGTCGATAGCTTCAACAGTCTTGTCATAAGTCAACGTGCCGCCAGCCGTATGCACCTGATACCTAACACTGGTAACGCCAGTTGCATTAAAGATTGCAGCAGAGTTAAAGCCCTTTGGCGATGTGATTTCGACTGTTAGCGGGCTTGTGCGCGTTGATTGGCTGGAATTAACTTGGTCAAACATTCTGTATTTGTTGGTGTAGCCAACCACAACCCATGTCGGCACCGCCTTAGCCGCGCCAACATCAGGTGCGTCAGTGGTTGCGGCAACGCACTCATAAAGCAGGTGCGTCGATGTCAAGATGCGCCTATCGCCAACCGACGCGGAGTAGGCAGACCACGCTACTTCGCTAACACTAGCATCAGGCTCAGGAATGTTTGAGCTGGTCAGCAATCCGCCGATAATATCAAACGGTTCAACAACAATCACAGCGCCGCCTCCTGAGCTTCAAACTGATTCAATTGTACGACATCTGCGGTTGTTTTGGTATGTTTGGCTGTTGACTCTTGCGCGTTCAGGATTTGAGTTAACAGGTCAATCATTTCCTGAGTTACCGGCGCGCCTTCTTTGACAATCTCTGGCATTGTTGGCGGAATCCAGATTCTATCCTCTGGCTTGCTTATTTCAACAATCTGCTCACCAAGTCTCACAATGGCATTTTCAACGCGGTTGATTGCTTCAACTTGCTGCGTTGCAGCATCAAACCCTAGAGAATTTGCAGTGTCCATTGCAGCATAGAACTCAGCCAAAGCCTCATCGATGGTCAGCAGTCTATCGTCAACGCCAAGAAGAGCATTTAACTGTTTCTGCGCTTCTGATAACTGCTCATCAATCTTGCCAACTTGCTCATCGTGCAGGCGCTGAGCTTCTTCTGCGGCTTTATCTAGTTTAGCAAGCTGTTCAATGTAGTATTGATCAGCCTCTGTCGCTTGGTATTCTAACCACTGAAGCTGAGATTTAGCGCCGGATAGCGCACTACCAACCAAGCCCTGAATGCCTGCAGCTTGGTTGCGAGCAATCGCCATTGCACGGTTTTGCTCAAATGCAGAGCCGAAACCAGAAGAGCCAGCACTAGACACGCCGGAAAGCACAGACGATAAACGAGACGAATCAGGCAGTAAGCCTGCTTTCGCTTCATTGTAAATCATCGCAAGTTCTTTAAACGGATTTGCCTGTGCGCCGGTGTCAGACAAGAAGCCGGTTAGAATGTCGTTTAAGCCTTCCAGCTTATTGACATACTGCTCAACTGCCTTGCCTTGCTCGTTGTACCCATCAATCACGGAATCGCGCTGCTGCTTCAGCAGGTCTTTTTCTGCGTTGATTGACTCAATCCGCAAATCAAGTTCTGAACTTAACCGGTCTTTTTCTCTGCTGACTGATTCCTGCAGCTTGCCAAATGCGTTTTGAGCGGCATCAATCGCAGCCTGCTTAAACTGTGCAGCCGCATCTGCTGCAGCCTGAGCAGCCTCCAGTGCAGATTGCGCAGCGTCAGCCTGCGCCTTTTCAAGCTGTCTCTGTGCCGCAGCGGCATCTTCAGCCGCATAAATCTGAAGCAGCAAAGACCGCAGCGTTTCATCAGTGGCGTCAAGTTCCATCTGCCGACGCAATGCCAATGCTTCGCTAGACTGTCCGAGCGCGTCATACAGTCGCAGCTGCAAATCTAAACCTTGAGACTTGAGTGCTTCAGCTTTTGCCTCAGCTTCTTTTCTTGCTGCCTCAGCTGCATCCTCTGACGCTTGGCGCTGAGCTTCTAACGCTGATAAGTATTGGTCCATTCCTGGAACTAACTTCATCAGCTCAGCAAACATCTTTTGACCGGCTTCAGATGTCAAATCCAATCCATCTACAAGCGCCCTGAAGCCATCGCGGGTGTCAGGCATGGCGATATTAAGCGCAGCAAAGGATTCGCTTAATTGCGCTGCCAGATTCGCTTGCTGCTCCGCTTCTGAGTAGAAAGACTGGTAGTATTGCGAACTTAACGCACTCAGCTGCTCAAGACCGCCAGCAAGTTCAACAATGTTAGTCGCAGCAACCATCGCCGCTTTGCCGGTCAACCCAAAATTAATGCCGAGCACATCTGATATGCTGGTGACAGCCTGCATGTTGACAGCAAGGCGGTTGACCGTATCAATTACTCCCTCGCCTTCCTTTTGCAAGCCGTCTAAAGAGTTACCGAAAACAGCATTGACCAAACCTTCAGTGGTCGAGCCAACCCATGCGGCGATAGCATCCTGAATCTCAGCCTCTGTCTTGTCTTTGATATCGATATTGACAGATGAAGCGAAACCTTTGATAACCGCGTCAGCACCTTCAATGCCGAATGTGGTTGCGGCGGCAAGTAGTGATTCGCTGATAGCATCGAATGCGTCATCAATAGCAGATGCGTCAAATCCTTCAACAGTTGTTCTGCGCTTTGTTCCTCTGAATAATGATTTTTTCCGGCTCTCTTCGGTTGTTATTGAGCCGGAAACATCGCCACCACCAAGGGATATGCCTAGCGTCTGGCTATTTGTTTTAAATGAAGTACCAAACAAACCGCCGCCACTAATCTTGTCTACTGCTGCAGCTATTGCGGCGGCAGCGGCAACCATTGGCAGCGCGGCGCCAATGCCTGCCATTATCTCGCCGGCGGCAAATAGGTTCCCGGTCATACCCATCGCTGTGCCGATTTGACCTGATGACATAAGCACTGTTGATGCTGTAGCGCCTTGCCCGAACATCCCTAGCGATCCAGCAACGCTGCCAATACTTCCCAAGCCTCCAGCGCCGCCTCCTGATGCTGAAGCGCCTCCGGAAAATCCGCCAAGACCCATGCTGACCATAATCGGTCGAGTCAGCGCCATGTGCGCCATCTCTGCCAGCATGCGCTTAAAGGCGTTTTTCATGCCATCAACGACTGACTCAAAGCCATCGAAAGCATTCATCCATGCGCCCGCAAATGCTTCTTCGATGCGCTCTGCTGCCTTTTCGCTGATTGAGATTGCGCGTTTGTTATCTTCATCGAATGTATCAACACCCTCAGACCACTCATCCATCAGTTTTTCAGCTGCCTTGGCGCGATTCTGATAAACCTCGGTCAGCATATCTTCGCCGCCGAAAGCATCTTCCATATCTTGCTCTGCCTTGGCGATTCTGCGGATTTGTTCCTCAACTTCCTTGCCTGCTTTCTGCCATTTAATCAACTCGTCAACTTGAGCTGACAGCTCAGGGGTCAGTTGCTTGGCAGAATCAAATCCAAGCTCGAATGCCAGCGCTAATTTCTGTGCTGCAGCTTCGCCGTTGGTGAATTCCTCTTTTGCAAGTAACGCCTGCTGAGTCAGCTCTTTCAGTTTGTCTTTAGCGTTTGACGCGGCAATGCTGCCATCTGTCAGTGAATCTGAGAGAAGCTTTGCAGTCTCTGCAGCAGAAATGCCATCAGATGCAAGCTGGTTCATTGTAACTATGAACTCAGCCAGCTCTTTATCAGACAGCTTGGCTGCTTGAGCGGTTTGCAGCAGGTATTCTCTGGCTTTGTTGATGGCTTCTGGCGTTTTAGCTTCGCCCATTGCCTTGACTGCTTTTAACACATCAATACCTAACTGCTCAGCGGCTTTACCTGTTTGACCAAACTTCTCGCCAATCTCTGTGACTGTTTCAGTAAATGCCTTGCTTCTGCCGCCACCGAAATAGCCGAATTCAAGATTAAGCTCTTTCATCGCATCAGCTACATCATAAAGACCGTAACCGGCACCGGTTAGCGAATCCACTACATCAGCAGCAGCCTTTGACGCCAGCGACATTGCCTCAGCAGACTTAATCATTACCGCTTGCAGCTGAGCTTTGGCTGCTAGGTCAGACTGCTTTGCAAGCTCTTTGATTTCATTGGTCAGCTGCAAAACGCCGTCTTCGTTTCTATCAGCGGCTTTGCCTAACTCATCCATTGCGTCAGTAAGTTTTTCTGCGTTTGTCTTGCTATCCATGAGTGATGGAGCAAGCACCATGCCAGCAACACCGGCAACAGCAATTAATGCACCCACAACAGCGCCTGAAGGTCCAAATGCTGAAGCCATCTGCGAGCCTTGCTGCGACAGAATCATAAACGCATTAGCGCCCATCTGTGCTTGCACGATGGTATCTTGCAACTGATAGCCGAAAGACTGCATAACGCCGCGAGCGCCACCAAATGCGCCACCCATTTGAGCAGTTGCCGCAGCGTTTGCTTTTGCTGCAGCAGCCGAGCGCTCATATGCTTCGATTTTGTCAATCGCCGCAACAATGGCTTGCTTATCAGCCTGAGTCGCGCCAATCTGGTTTGCTTTGTATAGCGCAAGCTCTTTGCTGTTTAATCCGATGGTTGCCGCCTCATCTTGAAGCGCTTGGACAAATTTCTGAACTTGAGTGGCTTGGGCGGCAGATGCTGCTCCCATTGACTTCATGCCGGACTCAGCAACTTTGATTTGCTTTTCTGTGGATGCGGCTGTTGATTCTAAGTTAGATAGAGCCTTGTCGGCTTTTGCTAAGTCTGTAGTATCGGCTTTAAAGCCAATCTGCGCTAAAGTATCCATGAACAGCCCTCAAAAGTCTTTGCAACAGTATAGCCGACTCAGATTGCCAGATAAACAAAAAGCCTCACTAGGAGGCTCTCATCATTGCTTTCATGCGCTTGGCGTTGATAGCCTGGATTTCTTTTATCTTTTCTTCGTCAGGTAGAATTGGCGGGTCTATCTTATTGTCTGCGCTTGTCTTGCTATACCATGAGCAGTAAGCGTTAGACATCGCCCTTAGCGCGTTAAACTCCCACGCTTGGGCATCTACACCTGATAAATCAGACCACGCCTTTATTTCTGACCAGCTCAGCGGTTCAGGTCCATTGAACCCGCGAGCATACCAACCCAAATCACTAAACCACGCAGCAATATACTCGCAAGGCGCTTCAGGTAGCCAGCAGTTGTCTCCGTAAATATCCCTGAATGTATCGCGAGTATCTTTATGCGGCGCATGGAGCCAGCCATAATAGCCAGCCCAGTCGCACAGGTCTTGGGTTACTTTTTTACGTAGTTGCTCCGGTCTGCAATGAATTTATCAACCTGTTCATACACAACCGGGTATGTCTGATAAAACTCAATAGCCTGTTCTGGGCTGAACTTCTCTTTGAAGTTTTCCCAGCCTTGCGTCAACTCAGCAGCAAATTCAATGTTGATTTTGCGCAGCGCTTCGATGTCTGCCTCGGTTGGCAGCGAATCTTTGTGGCGCTTCTTGTTGATAACGTCTTGCTTGCGGATTTTAGACAGCAGAGCTTTACGCGCCTGCTTTGAGTCAGCACCATACAGGCGAATAAGTAGAGGCTTTGTTTCGTCATCAACCTTCACACCATCAGCCATCTTAGGCAGGTAGCACGGGCGACCATCGGGAAAGCAAATGTGAAGCTCTGAAACATCGTTCAGCTGTAAAGCGGAAAAATCAAATTCTAAATCTGACATAGTAACCTCATCAGGGTGCATCCATAAAAGTTAGTGGCAGGCGGAGTGGATGAGATTCCGCTTTTCCCGCACGTTACGGTAGCCGAAAGTATTTTAAGTGGTCGTACCACATAAGGCAAGATTTGTCGGTATAACATCTAAGCACAAATTAATTATGGTGATTTTTATGGGTAAAGTTTCGCAAGATGAATTTTATAGGTTTGTTGATGGTTTTGGCGACAAAATAAGCTCATACGTTAGTAGCATGTCAGAGCCTCCGGTTAGACTTTACATTGTAGATGGTGCATCTATGGCAGGATGCTGCGTTTCTTCTGTTGAAGATGAGCTTAAAAACTGCAAACCAAGCAGAAATGGGATTGGCTTTGAGTCAAGCTGGGAGATTTTTTAGACTTAAATAAAAAGGCTGGATTTACCAGCCTTCTTGTCTTCGGTAGCATCTTAGAACTCTAACAAAGAGCAAACCAATCCAGTGCCGCCAGTGATGGCAATGGCGCCTTGCAGAAAGGCGCTGATTGTCTCAAGCGGGATAGCCCGCACTGCGCCAGCAGCTATAGAGCCAACAGAGTAGCCAGCAGACACATCAACGTTTCCAATGCCGGGAACGGCAATAGTTGTACCGCCGCTGCCGTCAATAACCGGAGTTAAAGCTCCAGCAGTTGCGTTGCGCAGCACCAGAACCGGACTGCGTGATGCGTTGTAAGTGAATGTGTCAGCAGTGCCTGTCAGAGTCACTTCAGTAATTGCGCGCTGACCCGGACCTTGCATGTTGGTTGCGGTAATAGTAGCCATATTACACCTCTACGATTGGCTTGTTGAACTCAAGCTGCATTGATGTGCCGACCATTGAGTTTGCGCCGCCAGGGTTTTTGCTTGAGCTGAACGCCTTTCCGAAGGTGTAATCTGTAGAGCCGTCTTGGTAGACGATTTTTATTGACAGCAGAGCGGTGGCAGAAAGCACGTTAGCGCGCAGCAAGTCTTGACCGGCATCAGCGGCGTCATAAGCGCCTTCAACAGACACAGAGCCGTAGTTGATGAAGCCCGAGTATTTCTCGGTAACGCCGGTTGCCAGAGGCTCATGGGTTACAACTTGGCGCTGCGGCCCATAAGCAGGGATAGTGGTAACTTGTTTTACTTCAGTGTAAGTTAAAGCAGCATAGCCCACAGCGTCAAAAGTCGCAGGAGTTGATGCGGAGACGTATAGCTTTGTCTCGGTACTGGTCATGACAGACATAGATAAATCCTCGTATTTGAATTGATTGCAATCATCCGCTGATTAGTATAAGTGGTATGACCACTAGAAGCAAATGAGTGTGCTATGGCTAGGCAATGACGGTATACCGAATCATAACGCCAGTCTGAAACCATTCGCCATCCGTGAATCCCTGCTCACGCTCTGATTGCTCAATGCGGACGTTCTGGCCGCCATTAGTCAGGACCAAACCACGCGGAAAGCCTGCGATAATAGTGTCTATGTAACCAATGGAGTTGAACTTGCCGTTATTCTTTGGCACAAAAACGCCTACTCGATAAAGCCCGTCTTGGCGCTGGAATCCATCAGCATTAAGCGTTGGCGCTTGTGTTGCGCCCGACATATCGACTTCGCGCATGTATGCCTGACCAACAGTTGGAGTGTATGCTGAATTCTCCTGAGCAAGCGGCGGCAGTCCTGACAGTGATTTCAGTCGGTCCAGCAAGGCCTTTGATGTTTTAAAATGGTTAATCATTTCGCTTTACCTATCTCTTCAGCCAGAATTGCAGGAAAGTTATTTACAGCGCGGGCAACCATCTTGCTAGACTTGGCGCTCCAACCGTCTTCGAGTCGCTGCGCGTAAGGCAATGAGTTAGTCATAAAGAAAACCTGTCCAAGCTCTAAATCTGACAAAGACCGGTACAGTCTGGTTGTGCTGCCGTTTTTCTCGCCCTGCCCACTAAACGCACCGTCCTTTGTAGTCTCATCAGCCGCGCCAAACGCAAACATCCAGTTAGCCGCAAAGCGCCCTGTGTCTACCGGAGACTCGACAATAATCGAAGTGCCGGTTCTAATAAGCGACTTGCTCACAACCGTTTTGCTTCTGTCATTGCATAGCTTGCGGAATTCTGTGAGCTTGGCGGATAGGTTGGTTATCATCATGGGCCGACAATGTCTACATCTAGGAAGCCTTCACCGCTATTGACATTGCCGCCACCGCCGCCAACATCGCATAGGTCCAAACCCCAGTCCTGCTCGTTTCGCATAATCATTTCCTCAATTGACACTCATACATAACAACAATACCAGCAGGGTCAATCGGCACGAATGCCACAACCCGCCACTTAACGCCTGACAGCGTAACAACCATACCGATTTCAGGCGCTCCGCCTTTGTATAGCATCCTGCAATCTCCGGTCATAATGACGGTGCCGGTTGCTTCAACAAAAGCATGCTTGGTGTCGCCTGTATAGTTTAACCGTGCGCCAACTCCAGAAACTGACACTGCCGGAATTGGAGCTTGTGGATTTCCGTTTGAGTCATAGCCACTTCCAGCAATTGCTTCTTTCGTCAGAGTTACAGGAGCGCCGAAATCCTCAAGCAGCTCCTGTGCGGTGGCCTGCATCTCAGCATAGAAAGCGGTATCTGTCATACCAGCAGCTTCCCGTAATTACCTGAAGCCAGAAACGGCCGCATCAGCATATCAAGCTCTGGAACTCTTGGCTTAACAGTTGGCACTGAGCCGGCAGCGTATTCGATTTCTTTCTCCAATACGTCTGCTTTCTGGCGCTCACGGATTACAGCGCCAGAGTTAAGCGCTGCATAATCCAAAGACAAGCGCCCAGACTGAGCCAATTCGGCAGCCTTTAGCGCTGCTTTGTTAATTAACAAAAGCTCTGCGGATGCAATGCCTGGCAGCTTGAATTCGTCAGCGAGATTGTAGAAAGTGTTGATGAAGTCGGCGGATTTAATGACATCGTAGTCAAGTTGCGCGACCAAAACAGAAATACCGCGTTCAGCGGCATAGGCCTCGTATTCTTCAGATGTAATGTATGCGTTAGTCCCGACTGTTATCGCCATCTTGCGCGGCCTCCGCGTTTTTTCTTAGCTGGTCAGCAAGTCTTTTTTCAGCACGAAGCTTTAAAAGGTACATGAATGGAACAGGGATAGAGCAGAAGCTAGCGATTGTCTGCATAGTCCATGTCGTCGGGTCAAATATCAAAGCAAATTGACCTCCGACAGTACCAAGCCATAAAAGTATTACTGTGACAGCGCCACCGATACAGTCCATCACTCTACCGGTAAGCGTGTGATTATCCGCTAGCATTTGGCTTATCTGTTGAGCTAGATTGTCGTGCATTTTCTGCCTTATCTAATTCAGAATTGGTTATCTTTAGCCTATAACCACAGTATACGATAACACAGAATGAAAAACCAATGCTCGCACAGGCTATAAAGTCCTCCACTGTTGCTACCTCCGCTGAGCAATAGAAAAAGCGCGTACAAATCCACCGCGCCGACAATATAAGCAAATGAATTATAGAGCATTGTTTCGGTATCAGGTAACAAATAAAAATCCACGGCGCTAAGCCAGAATAGCGCACCAATCAAGATAAAAACCTGACGGAGTTTATATGAAAGATTGATAAACAACGCACCAATCAAAGCGTAAGCAATTACTGACGATAGGTTGTAGTAAATGCCGCTGCCGATGTGGTCATAGAAGTAGTCGTTTGCTAAATGGCCGATGACAAATAGCAAGGCCCATCGATTGATAAACACCGCCGCCAAGAAGGCGGCTAGTGTTATGGTGTCGGCTGATGCGACAGATAAAGTCTGGCACATTGCCAGCGCCGTTATGAAGGCTGCGTATCCGATTATGGCAACTAGTATTGGCATTTTAATGAACAACTAATGAGAAAATAGATCCAGCAACGCCAATGCAAAGTGAAACGCAAACAAGACCAACAGCGGACATAACCAAGCATGAGGAGATTACGGAAATCCTCCATGATAAATCTTGGAAGCATCCGTAGTCACGGCAACTGGCAAAAACCAACCCAAAACAAGCGACAGAGAATGCTGCAAAAACAAACATCACGGCAAAGTAAAATAAAATCATCTCATCCACTCCAAAATAAAAACCCACCAACAGCATACACCGTTGGCGGGCTTTGTCCATGTGGTCAGACCACTACTTCTTGACAGGCTTGCTGCCTGAGCCTTTCGGCTTTTGTTGCTTTTTGGTCATTGCAATACCTCAATTATTGGTGAAAAAACAAGTGAAATCATTGGCAATGCGCTTTGTGATGGCTCTGGCCCAGGGCCGGCACTGCCCTGCTGCACAGTGAACCGGTGATTGGTGCCGTCCAGCCGCGTGATCCAACAGGTGTACGTGGCATCAGGGTCCGCCCCGGTGAAATTGCCATTGTTATCAAAGTTGCCCTGTGACGCCAGCTGTTCGCCAGCCACCGGAGTATCGGAACCCCACGCTTCAAAAGCGTTTGTTGCCACAGGTGCGATCAGGTTGACATATACCAGCGGCGACACCGGGTTGAATGTGCTGCTGATCACCTTGGCGCCGAACGCCAGATTGACCGCGCCAAACTGTATGTAATCCTGCCCCGCATTGCTACTGGCCAGCGCTGGCGCGGTGAATGTCGCAGTCGTGGCCCCTGTAGCTGTCAGCGGCAGCACAATATCATTGCCACGGCTGTCAGTTATTGTGACCGACGTAGGCAGTGACGGGTAATTGACCAGAGTAGCCGTGATTGTAGCGCTAGGCGTTAGTGCTGCGGATATTGACGCCTCAACAGCTTCGACGCCGTTTGTCAGCTCCCACGGCCCCTGTGTGACAGACTCTTTTTCCGCCTGTGTCAGCACTGTATTGAACACAACTATGCCGGCAACATACCATTCTTTACCAGCTGCAACTATAGCTGATGCTGTCACAGATATTGGGTTAGTTGACGGCGTAAAAACCGGTGCTGTAGCCCCACTGTCTGGTGCGCGTGTTACGCCGTCTTGGCAAAAACCAGAAGCTCCAGATACATAGTCAATAGCTAAACAGTGCGCCTGCTGCCTGCGCGCAGTTACCGCCGCCTGCTGCGTAGACCAGTCTAACCCGTCTCGATATGCCTTAAAATTTGTCTCAAAGACAGAGCCGAAACTACCACGCCGAGTAAGTCTGTAATCGTAGCCACCCCAGTTACCAGCGTCCAAGATCAGCATATCACCGGACGATAGTCGGATCATTGATGTGTCTGAGCCGCCAAGGCTGTTGCTGCCGTATTGCCGATAGATAAACATGATTGTAGACGGAAATGGTATGGGGACACTGGGTGACAAAACATCGCCTGTCGCGTCAAACTGACGGACGTTTGCGCCAAGCTGTGGATCGTCAGTGATAACTGATGCAGTTGTCGTGTAGACTTGGCCGCCCTTTAGATCTTTGACCGTAGTGTCAAAAAATATAAACCGGTCAACTTTGCTATAAAGCGGGTGCGCAGTGTCTAGCGCTGTTACCCCATCGTATTTTTTAAGTTTAAGCGGCATTTACACAGCCTCCGTTGGCCCGAGCGTGTTAGCTCGCGCACGCCCGTAGAAATCATGGTTTGACAATCTGCTATAACTTCCGGCGCTGTTAAGCGGTGACATCAGCTGCACGTCTGGCAGGCTGTCGTAAACAGACATCAGAAGCGCAGTGTTCTGAATGCTGTTAGTCCATCCAACCGGCAGCGCGTATGTATTGGACGCATCAAGGCTTATAAAAGCGTTTTTGTCAGACGCAGTAGGTGTCGATGTGTTCGTCCCCGCAAATCGAAATACCTGAAAATTACCGTCAGACACAATGATGTTACGGGTGATCCGATAGTCTGCAATTGTACCCCTGTAATCAATGTACGCCGCAGCCGCTGGACTGTACAACCGTGAAGATGCGTCTGAATACTTCCAAATTAGGTTGTCTTCAATCCGACATTCAGAAGGCAGCCAGCCGATCCCCAAATACATTGCCTCTGCGCTGGTTCCGTTAGCTACTTCAGCCACAGGGCCTTTACCGCACTCAATCAAAATGTTGTTGTAGATGTGCAAACCAGCCGTCCAAGCGTTTGCGCTGTGGCAGCTAATACCAGCGCCTTTTTGCCGCACGATCACGTTGTGGTGTATTTTTGCAATGCCTGTAAGTGTACTGACATCACCGTACTGGTCCGCCTGATCGTAGATGTGAATACCAAATTTTGCGCGGCAGTCGTGCATATACATAAATGCAATTTCCGGCGCTTCAACAGTCAACAGCGCACGGACTGACAGATACATAGTATGCTGATAGTGACTGGTGCCGTCACAGCCGACATCGTGGATATAGCAGCCAAGATATTTTGCTTTATCCATCCCTGAGTAGTTAGCCATTATAGCGGCAGACTGGCCGGTTGTGCATGTGTCTGGATTGTCTGTTATCTCAAGACCAACTAGCCGCCCCTCTTGGCACGAAACAACGTGCGTACAGCCAACGCCAGGCACAAGCTGCCCAGGGGGTGCTGGTGGCTGATTTCCGGTCATCACTTTAAATTTGCTCAGACCAACGCCGCGGCTGTTGTAAACATGCACGCCGAATTCGTAGCCGTGCACTTCCGGTCTTGTGCCTGGGTACGCGCAAATCATAATTTGTTGCGACAACGTGCCAGCAGCGCCACGGATATACATCGCATCACGGGCAGTAGGTGTTTCCGGCAATTCAATGACGCCGCGACTATACACTGTGTCGCCAGCTTGCAGATAGTTGCCAAGCCCTAGGCTAGACGGATTGCCACCGCCGTTGATATACAGTTTTGGCAAGGCAAATGACGTACCAGCGTTGGAATTGTTACCACCATCTTCAGCTTTTGCCACCCATAAGATACGCCCAGCCCGCACAGTGAACGGCAGTGTGTTGACGCTGTAACCGTCGTACACTGTTGCGGCCCATCCGGCTTTGCGAATTCGGATACTACCCAATCCGTCAGCGCTACCAGCTGGAATGCTGAACGCCACTTCGTACATCAGGTGACTACGCCACAAATCAGCAGGACCGCCGGGCAGCTGCCCGTCCGCACGTTTCCAGTAGTAGATATGTGCTGCGGGCCGCTCGACACCTAATGAGTCAGTGAAGAAAACCTCGCCCAGAGACTCGCCGAACCCTTGCCCCCAGACCGTCACAATGACGCCAGAACCCAAGCCGTCACCTAACCCGGTAGCAGGACCAGAAATTAGGTCAGTGAACCGCAGCAGCGGCTGCGCAATAGCACCGGGACGAACGCCGTTTATGCGGTCCTGTCGCGTCTGTAGCGCTGGCGGTACTATTGACGGCACACATGGTGTCGATAGTTGTGCAAGTTGGATGTCTGTGATTGGCATAATCAGTCGCTCACAGTAACTGATGCTGCGCCCGTGATATTTATTGTCACCTCAATGCCAGGTGAATGCCAAAACGCCTTAGTGGTTGACGATGTTACTGCAGGCTCCGCCGGAATGTTGTCAGGGCCAAATCCTATAGATACCGAGCCAGACGTGATTGTGATAGCAGCTGTGCGAACTCTCGCCCTGTAATTGTATGGCCCTGCACTGTCTAGCGCGCCCGATGAAGTGAATGTTTTTGACATGATTAAACCCTCTGATGTTTTTAATAGTTTAGCGCATCAAGGTCTGATTTCATACACCAAGTTAATAACGCCTTTTGTGCGTGCACCTTCTGCGTGCATGGTCAGATAATAGTCTCCGGCTGGGAGGCCTCGCTCAGAGTAAACAGCGCCACCGATAGATGCTTGCTGCCCTGTAGCGTTTGCAACTTTAATCCTTGCGGTTTCAGCAACAGTGCCGCCAGTAATGGTGCCGCCGGTTGTCACTGTGACGGTGTTGGTAACAATCGGAACTGTTGACATGCGGTTTTTGCCGTACTGAGTAATCTCAGTGACAAAGCCCGTTGCAGATGATGGGTTCAGTGTTGGCTTGTAAATCAAAAAGCCTTCATCGACTTCGATGCGCTGCTCCCACAGGATAAAGTTTGTCGAGCATGAGAATTTAATCACTTGAGTTTGACCGCTTGATATGTCGAATTCGTAGCTAATCCGGAATTCCCTGCCATCGAAGAAGCCTGTTTGTGCTGGGTCTACTTTGACCCGCCTCGTGCCTTCTTTAGCTGTTGTGAGTAAATCATTGGGGCCAAAATCCTGTATTGTGTAACTCATATTAGCCCCGCTGATTATTAAGGCGTTTCAGCCTCTTTCCGTTTTATTCTCTGCTTTCTAATGCGCTGCATGTAGAGCGTTAGCTCAGTTGGCGTCATCTTCTTTGGTTTGCGATTCTGCATTGCGTTTCTCCGCTAAATGCTTTTGAACTGTTGCAAAATCCAACGGCACACCAATCGGCAAGCCATCCTCGTTCAATTCGTATTCTACGCCATCAATATTGACGGTTTCTTTCTGTTTCTGTTTTTTAACAGTCATAACAAGCCTCGAAAAGAAGGGCGACCGAAGCCGCCCAAATAGTTACTAGTTTGTCTGCAAAAAAGCGACAGGCACCGACTTACGCTCAACAACACGCGCCCAGCTGGTCGCTAATGCAAGTTCAGCCAGCGTGAAGCTGTTGCCTGCCGGAGTGCCTGTAGCCTGGAAGCCGAACGGGTGCAACAACCAAGTTTTACGCTCCCACAGTGTCTCGATACCGCCGCCGTTACCTTTAGCAGCTTCACGGTCAAGCTCAACAGGGAACTTGGCAGAACCTTCACCGTAACCGAAAGCGCCAGCGCCAAACAGCACTGAGGTATAAACGAAACCAGAGGTTGCACCTGGGCGAACTGTCATGCCATCATCAACGATAACACGCAAACCCATGTAAGTTGGGATGGTCAGTTGACCTTGGCTGTCTGGGATATAAACGATGTCATCATTTTTAACCATCTGAGCCATTACGCGGCTGTGTACTGCGATTGCTTGCAGCTCACTTGCCATGTCGCCCATTGTGTAAGCAGCTTCTGTGAAAGCGTCACGGTTAAACAGAGTGCTCGAAGTAACTGAGCCGGTAGCCTCAGCAGCAACCTTAATCAGCATATCAGAGCTGTTAGCTGCCACGTTGTCAGCCAGAATACCGTTGCAGCTCGCAATCAGGCGGCGCTGCCATTGACGCATCCAGTAAGTGCCGAAGCGGTTGCGCACTTGCTGCATTGGGTCTGAGCCAGCGATTTCGCCTGCTAAGTCAGCAGATGAATAGCCTTGGTTCAGGTATGCCATGCGGGCAATCTGCTCGCCAGCAATAACTTTCTGCGGAGTTGCAGCGTTAGTGGTGTCGTCTGACAGGTTTGGCGCAACAGAGCTGTCCAAATCTTTCCAGAAAGGCACGTTAACAGTCTTGCCGCCTGAGTTTGCCTTCTGGTTCAGCATTGCGTTTTGAACAACTACGCCTGACTCGAAGAAAGCGCTCTTTTCTGGTGAATTGACAGCGGTATATGACTCGTATACTGCTGGGATGATTACATCACTTAATTGTGTTAAAGCCATTTTTTAAGACCTCTTAGGGAATAATTGGTGGAACAGTGTTGGATTAGTTTTGAACAGTTGCACACGCTCCTGCTCTGTGTAATCTTCCGGCTTTCTAGAGGCACCGCCACCGTTATTGCCGTTAGAGCCGCCTGCGCCTGTCGTGGCGATATTGGCTTTGACTAACCTGGAGAACTGAGGCTCTTTAGAGATTAACTCAGCAAAACCAGACTTATCGACCGACAGGGCACCGCCGCTACGGTCTGAAAAAATATCTTTTTTCAAGTCAACATCTGACTTGATGCGGGAGCGGATTGCCAGCTCGATAAGCTCTGCCGCCGCTTCGTCAACAGCAACAGTCAGCGCAATCTCCCGCGCTAAGTTAGCTGAGCGCTGAGCTGCTTCTTTTTCGCTCATTTCTCGCTGCCAAGATAACTTAGCTTCCTCGATTGCCCGCTTCTTGGCATCTTCAGCCTGTTCGCGTTCAATCTTTAAAATTTCGTCAATGTTATTAGACTTCTTCGCTTCTTCTAAAGCATCTGCGCGTGCTTTTGCGGTTGCCGCATCAATATCTTCTTGGCGCTTTCGCTCAATTTCACGCAGCTTTGCGTCCAATCCGTCAAGGCTGTTTTTTAAACCGCCTACCTTCAACTCAGCCTGCGGCACATAAGCGCCTTCATGCTGCACGTAATCGGACTTAGCAAAATCCGGCAATGCTTCAAATTGTTCTTGCGATAATGGCATGGTACAACCCTGCTTTAGTTTCATCCTACTGCATACAATGCAGCGCTATTGTAAATAATAAACCTTTATAACGAACTGGTCAAACCAGCAGATTCTTCCCGCTCAGCAAGAATAGTCCCAACATCTGAAACAGTAGCGCCTCCGCGAACAAGAATTCTTGCGTACTCATTTATACCATAAGCACCGGACTGGTATTCCATAAGCGCAACTTTGCGCTCTTCTGTGGATATTTTGCTGCGAGCAAACTCGCTTGGCAGCTCAATCATGATGTTGTCAAGCTGCTGCTCAATTGCATCTTGCGGCCATAAGCCTTCAAACATACCGCAGTAAGCAACAACGCGCCGAAATGATGACTCAAGGTTATCCGCCAATGTCACAAGCCGACTGGTCACTTCACTGGCTTCATTCTCTGATTGCGTTGCGGTCTTGGTTGATTGCCCTTCGCCAGACGGCCAAACGCCGCCAAGTCCGATAATCTTCTGTTTGTTCGATTCAAAGTAGCGCTCAAATCCTTCAAGTGTGATAGATGGGTTTAATGTGCCAATCTCAACATCTTTTGGCAGGTTGTTCATCGCTCTTGCGCCAAATGCGATGTAGTCACGCCCGTTAAAAATCTGGAATTGCTCCCACGCATACTCAGTCCATCCTGTCGCAAAGCTGGTAGGGCAGATGTTCTTAATCGTCTCTTTGTAGTCAGCACTGACGCGGTAACGCTCAAGGCAGGCGGTTGCAATTGGAGACAACAAGCCGAGCGACTTAGGCAGCGCACCTGCTGGCGGTTCAATGTCCGCAACAATCTCAACAGGGAGCCAAGTTAGCGCTCTACCATTCACTTTGACGTAATTGCGCTCAGCGCCAAGCTGCGTGACAACTTCGCCGTCAAACTTCTGCCAGTAGTATTCGCCGTTTTCATCAAGTGCCATGACGAAGTATTCAGTAACATCTTGACGCGCACCGGTTCCGGCATTCAGCTCTGTGCGCTTCTCCATCATCTTTAAATAGGAGAGCTGCATAACGCCATTAATGCGGCGGAAATCCCAGTCAAGCACCGATTCACGGTTGTATGTCTTGATTGCTGCGCGAATGCCTCTAGCTTGAGCCTGAGCCTGTGTAACAGCCTCGCCTGCTTGTGGTGCATTCATATATTCGGCCACCAACAGATGCCAGCCAACCTGCATAACGTTGCTTGCTGTTTGCTCGATTAAACCAGGAAGTGACACACCATCACCGTCAGCGTTTTGAATCAGGTAGTTCAACCGTTCAGGAAAATCAAACTCAGCATCTGTCAATTTCATTCGACCAAGGAAAGACTTCAGCGTCTGCTGCGTGATTTCGTCAAACTCTGCGCCTGCCAAGTATTCAGAGTATCTGACCTTTGCTGCTTCACTTGTTTGGTCAGCTTGTGAAGGATGCGGAAGATAGGTATACATCTCGCGCTTAACGAAGAAACCGCCAAGCACACAATCTCTGACTGATTTCAGTGCTGGCTGAATGATTGCATAATCAGGATGCGTTGTAACAGATGTTGCGGTTGTCATTGGTCAGCCCTTCAGTTTTGATTTGATGAGTATAGCGTAATCATCAGGCATAAAAAAGCCGCTGGTTAGGCGGCTTGCAAGCTGATTAATCGCTTGGCTATTATTCGTCTTTCAGCTGCGGGCGGATAACCTCTCCAGACAGCACAGACCGAAGCAAATAACCCTCAAGAGACCAGATTTTATTACGGGCATTTTCTCTGGCAATTTTACGTCCAATCTCAGCGTTAAAGTTTTCTGGGCTTGCACACGCTGACTCGCCACAAACTGTATAGCCATTCCTCAACGTTAACAGGCAAACAGTGAACGTTGTACCGTGGAAAACATGGTATTGCTCTGACACAATACTTTCATCAATATGGAATGGCGTTATACGCGGAGCCGTCAGTCCTTTATCTTTAATTTCTTGCTCTAATTTCATTTCGTCATTCATGGCATCTATCTCATAATCAATCTAGCCGTTATTGGCTTGCGTAGTATAGCGCAGCGCTACTGAGCCAGTCCAGCACGCTTAAAAGCAGCGGCATCGCGTTGGCGCAGCTCATCTAGCGTTAAAGTTCTGCCGGTCATGTCGGTGAAGCTGGAGATTGGCAATTTGCCATCCAAGAATAGCTTTGCGCGTGTTGGTCCAAGGACATCTTCAATAAACCATGATGGCTGCTGCTTTAGCCATGTGTCGAATTTCGTATTGGCTTTCACCCGCTCAATAGCAAATTTGTTCAGGTCTTTTCGACCTTTGTATTTTGGCTTTTTGCCTGTACGCTCTTCTTGCGCTTTGAATAACCGTTCAGCTTCTTCAGTATCTTTACCGCCAACCGCAGGCTTCATGCCATCAGGCGCTTCTTGACCTTCAACTAAAAACAGCCACTGCGAGCGGCAACCGAAATGTGCCGGAATAGGCGGATAATCCTTTGCATCAATCGGCCATTTTTTGAGGTGTCGTCCAGCGCACAGCAAAGTAACCCTATTGTCCATCGTAGCCCAATAAACCCTTTCACTGAGCAAGTCTTTATTCGATACCGCAAATTGTTCACGACCTTCGTTGGCGTAGAATTGCACAGCAGTTCTGACAAGCGCTTCTGCTTCACGCTTCAACAAACCATCAACCATAGGGCGAAGATTGCGCACCATGTCATTGACCGTCTCGCCGTTGCGGTATCCGCTCTTGACTAGGTTCTGCACTGTACTGATAAAACTTCCCTGATTACCAGCCACAAATTCAGGCCATGTACCAACCTTGCTGCGCTGGTTTGACTCCAAAGCCATCAGCGCTTTCTGCATCCAATCTTTCACCTGGCGCTGTGGCGGTGTTTTCATTCGGATGCCGGCATAGCCACCTATCAGCTCTGCGTAGTAACTGGATTCGTACACCGCTAACCCGGTTAACTCTTTGGTTGTTTCTTCCCATGCTGAAGATGTTGCGGCGTCAATTGCCTTGGCGATTGCCTTATTGACCAAGGAAAGTTTAGTTGGACTGCCAATCGTTTCAGCATCAAGCAGGATTAGGCGCACGGCTTTGTATGCTGCTTCATATGATGGAAATACGCGAGTGCGTAAAAGCTCTGTCGCGATGCGTCCGAGGTAGATGCTGTGACGGTCTAGGTCTTCGGGTAGGCTCATTCATCGCGCTCCAACATGCCGTCCGTCAAGCCGCAATCATACCCATCTTGAAACAGACGCAAGCCCTTAACCATTGCGCCATGTCTATGCCTTTCTCGGTAAGTCAGAATGTCCAAAATGTATTTTAATCTGAGTTTGATTGTCAGTTTCATCCAGCCAAATCCTTAATTATCGTTGCCAGTAATTGAATCATCTTATCAGTATCGCCGGTATAAATCTCGCCATTCGATAGACGCCTGATGTCAACGATGCAAATCACATGAACTTCTCCAGGTAATTGCACAACAAAATGCGGCCGTCTATCGTTTAGCTCAATCATCCTGCTCGTGGGCCTCTTGCCATTGGCTTAATTACAGGAAAAGTATAGGCAAGCGGGTAGCCGAAAGCATCTGATTTGTGGTCTAGACCGCTTTTCTTGTCTGGCTCGCCGTTATCATCATAAGCCTGCTGCTCAATACACTTTGCGGTATCAGGGCAGCGCAGTGAGTTAACCCACAATCTACCGGCGGAGAATTGACGATTCACGCAGTTAACGCGGTCTTTTATTCTCGGGTTTGAATCGTGCGCTCTGACTTCAAAGCCAGCCATCTGAAGCATGTTAACGTCAGATATTGATGCGCCTTTGCTACTGGTGTTTTTCCCGCTTGCATCCGGATAGATGATTATCTTATGACCTTGCGATTTCCATTTCTCATTGATGAGATTAATCATGTAAGGTGTGTCTTGGCCGTTTGTTATCTCTTCAACGCAATGCCAGCCATTAGCGCGCTCAACAAAGATACAAGCAGCCATCTTGTTAACGTTGAAGTCCATGCCGATATGCAGCCTTTCACCAGGCATAATGGATTCCAAGCTGTTTTTGCGCGCCCTGTCGTACTCAGGATATACGCTGCCAGATGTTAAGTTGACAAACTGCCCACGCAAGTAAGCCTGAATTAGTCCATCCGGATATGTCTCTAACAGCGTGTCGATGTAATCAGGCGGAAGATAGTCTGCGTTTTCGTATGTAGATGCCTGCACCATTGAATAGCTTGGCGTCGGGTCTTGTTTGAACTTCTCATAGACAAACAGAAATCCTTCCGGCGTCGTTGTTACACCTATCCCGTTTTCCACTCCATCAATAACCAAGCGCAAACGAGCGACAATCTTATTCCAAGCATCATGGGCTTTCTTTTTCGGAAGCGTGTCGATTTCATCAACTAATGCGCGGGCAATCTTGAAACCAACGATGGAGCCTGGATTATCCATTGAGCGGCAAATCACGGTGCCGTAATAAACGCGACCACGGTAAATGTGAACTTCTTTATGGCTCTCGATTATCTCAACGCGGAAGCCCATCATTTCAGCAGCTTCACTGAATGTAGGGTAAAAGATATCTCTGATTGATGGGTAAGACGTACCGAAATACCCTTGCACTGTCTTTGGATGCTTGGCGGCAAATATCAGTAGGTCAAGGCAGCCCACAAAAGTTTTACCGCTGTTGTGGTGAATAAATCCAAACTCATCAACGTAGTTATTCGTGTCTAAAACTTGCATGTCATAGTAAACATGATTGCGTTCCGCATCCAAAACCGCTAAGATAGTATCTTGTTCAATTGGAGGTTTGTATGCCGAAAAAAGGTTCTGGCCTTGCTCGTGAGCAGGCTGTTTTACTTCTGTGCGATGGCGTGAAAACGTCGCATCAGATTGCAGAGATGGTTGGTGACAACGCAAAGTATGTTCAGCGGGTAATGAAGAAGCACAACGCGCCGCGACTCCGTCAAGCTCCGCCTTGCGGTGATCGCAATCCCGCTTACAAAACTGGGCGAAAGATTGATCGTGATGGCTATGTTCTTGTATCCGCTCCATTGAATCACCCAAACGCAAGGATGCGAGAGGGCCGCGTTTATGGGGTGATGTATGAGCACAGGCTTGTTCTTGAGCAAAAGCTTGGCCGCCACCTTCTGCCATCAGAAGTTGTTGACCATATCGACGGGCTGCGTCTGCATAATCACCCATCAAATCTGCGTGTATTTGATTCAAATGCTCATCATCTACAGGCAACGATTTCAGGCCAGATTCCAAAATGGAGCGAAGAAGGTCTGGAGAAGCTAAAGACAAACCCATTCCTTCGCGCATCTCTTCCACGGATTGATAGATACAATCTGATGAAAAAGAGCGGTGATGCGAGGTTGCGACAAATTCTCCTCGCTGCGTTACAACTCGGTATAGATTCGCCTTACCTTTTGGGAACGCGCCACCACTTAGAGAAAGCTGGAATTGTTGACTTTTCTGATTCCAGCTTAAGACTCGAATTGGCGAAGTTATCTCAGAAATACGCATAAGCCCTCGCTCCGTCCAGATTCTTGTGTCTGGATGGACGCAGCCAAATCCGCCAACGTATGCGCGGTATTTAGTGTTCAAGCCGTTAAGGAATGTGTTCTGCGGAGCGCTAAGACTTAGCATTCGTTACCGATACATCGCCTACAGGCTGGCGCACTTCAAATGTGACATTAAGCGGGATTGGCTTTTCGTCGTCTTTGCGGTTTTCAGGCTTATCAAATCCAAGCAATTTAGCCTTGCTCATCGTCGCATTGACGGCAGCAGAGGATTGCACAGTCTCAGCTGACAATGCAGCTTTCCGCGCTTCCTCAAGCTCATCTAGGAGGTTTTGAAGGGTGATTCCGTGGTTAGCCCTGAGCGCTTCACGGATTTCTTCAACCCTTAGCTTAACCTTAGTGTCTGAAAGCATCTTTGATGCGTTTACGTTCACAGACTCTGGCTTTGCAGTTGAGTTATAGGCTTGCCGGTAAGCCTCTGACGCATTACCTAATTGAACGTAAAGCTGGGCGAATTTCTCTTGTTTTGGGTTTAACTCAGACACAGCCTGCGCTCCTTTATCGTGGTACGACCACTAGTAAAGTATAGCGCAGCAGGTGGAAATAAAAAAGCCCGTGGTTAGCGGGCTGTGTAGGCAATGAACTGGCAACCTCTGCGGATGCGCTTATCCGGAAATGCTTCGGGATAACTTAACGCTTGACGCGCTCATTCAGCTCATTGTGATGGGATTAATTGGACTCGAACCAATGTAAAGCGCCGTTTTCGCATTGAGGTGATCAATCTCTAGTGAACTTAATTTCATTGACCGCTAAATCAACTAATCTTAAATTCCGGCAGCACTAAACGCTTCCTGCTAATCCCATTACAATAAACCCCACAGATAGCGCACTGTGGGCTGCGTAAAACAAATTTAAATTTATCTCTGCAGCTTTATCTCTGTCCTACGCCGTCCAAACCGGAGCGCTGCCATTAAATTCTGCTGGCGGCATCGGACCAATTTTAAGAATTGGCACTTCTTTTTCAATTGCAATATCAACCAAGCTGCACAGGTCGATTATGAGAGATAACATCAGAAGTATAATCATGTTTCCTCCGTCACCTTTCAAAACAAATACTACCACAAAAAATTACTTTGACAAATCAGACCCGTTACGCACTTAAAATCAATCGTTCAGTCAACCCAACAATCTCCTGCCTCTGCGCCGGAGTTGCTGCAATAAACCGCATCAGGCTGTCTTTTGTTTCATCATCTGCGCCTTCCAACATCCTTGCCGCACACTGCACGATTGCGGCTTGTTGGTTTTCTTTGTAGCACTGAGCCATGCGGCGAGCCAGCGCTATTGTTGTGGCTTGGCTATTGGTGGTCATAACACATTCACCTTCGTTTTTGACTTAATAAACACCTCACCAGTGTGCAGACTCACAAACGCTTCCTGCTTAATCCATCGGCGAATGTATGTTACAGACACGCCCAATGCGTCAGCCGTTGCTTGTTGGGTTTTGAACTCTTTGATTAGTTGGGTTATTGGGGTCATTTATTCACCTTTGACGTAATCCTTTGCTAAATCCAAAACGCCAAGGACAGCGACCAGAGAAAGCTCTCCGGCGTAATCATCAATCACCGCAACAAGCCTATTGTATAGCTCACCTTCTCTTGCGAAAACTTTTTGTTTTTTCAATTCGATTATGTCGCTCATTTAATCTTCTCCAGCTCTACTATCAACTTGTCAGCCTTACTCGCCATGTCAAGCAGTGCGTTATCAGGCAGCCTACCTCGAAGATGATGCGACAAAAAACCAAGTAACTCTGCTGCGGATGATGCCGCCTCAATAAGCGCGCCAAGACCATCAGCAATGCTCTTTGCGCAGCTAAGTAGCTTAAGCTTCTCGTTTTCATCTTCCAGCCTTTTCAGGTCTTTGTCAGATACCAGCGTGTATCCGGTTAATTTTGCTTCGGCAACATCTACACAGCCGGCATCGCCGCCAATGTAAAAATTTAAAGTTTTTATCTTATCCATGTCGCAATCCTTTTCTCTTTGCGAATTTTAAAGCCAACCTGTCTGCCGCATCTGTTGCGGTGCCTTCAAGCTCTATTTGATACCTGCGCAACCTCTCAAACTCTTCAAGCTCGGAATCTGTCATAAAGAATATTTCAGCGTAGACAATATGCGGTGAGTAAGGCGCAGCGTCCATGCGCTGCTTTGCTTTTTCTGCTATCTCGTTAAAGCGGCTCATTTCTGAGCCTCAATCCATGCTTGAGCTTCTTGCTCTGTTTCGGTAACTTGAATCACTTCACCTTTTGCATCTAAAACGCGAAACAGAGTTACCATTTTGCCGAAGTATTTCATTTTGAATGTTGTTACTTTCATTTTCTTTCTCTCCATTCAGGCGACCAATTCGCCGTTTCAATAAGTACATATTAGTACCATATAGAAGCGGCGTCAATACTTTTTTGTATTTATTTTTGCTTTTCCTTGCTCCACTCTTTAAACTGCTCCAACTCATCAGCCAACTCGTTAATGTCATCTTTGAGCGGCTGCTCAGTAAACTCTGCCGCCTCTCGCAAGTGGTTTAGTGCTTGCTATAGACTAAAGATTGCGTGCGGTGACAACCTAACGCTGTTCGTGCCAGACATAAGACTCTCCTTTTTTAATCAACTCACCTGACTCAATCAGCCTTGCCGCGATTTCGCGTGAATTCGGTTTGAGAACCGACAACCGCAAGCCGCCTGGTGATTGTGCTAGTTTTTTAATGTTTTGGTGTAGAGAGGTCATTCTTCAAGCTCCAAGCCTTTCCATTGCTGCTTTAAATTCTTTTTTATCAAGCCAGACAATTGCGCATACCTTATCTGACTTTCCGAACGCGTATGATGGGTTTATAGCATCTGTGACAAAGCTAACTTCGCAATGCTCTGACGGTCTTTTCTTTGCCTTAAAACCAGATGCGCATTCAGATAACCATTGTACTCCGACAGATTTTTCAGGCATTTCCTTGATTACATCTTCTAAATTCACTTCCAGCCTCCAACTCATCATTAGTGACACTGGCTGACTCATGCCATGTGCCTGTTTTTGTTTTGAGATATAACGCATATCTTCCGTTGTCGTTATGGCGGTACACTACGCCGTCAATTGCGACTGTGTCGTATACCTGCCCGTCATTTCCATTTTGGCCGATGATGTCGATTCGCTTCATTTGTGATTAACACCCGCAGCATCAAGCAAACCTGTCACGTCAGCAATAGCAGCATTGTAGCCATCAACCATGTCGCCACTTACCCAAGCAGCAAAATTGCCCTTTGGCAGTTCAACAACCAACGCCTGCCGGCTGGCTTGCCATGCTTGCCACGAAATCTCAGTGCCATTGTCAACGTATTTGCCTTGCTCATTCTTGATTGTGAAAAATGGCACACCAAACTGGTCTTTTGTGTTAACTGCCCACTCTTCAAATTGCTCTTTGCACTTATCCACCCCACCCTCCTAAAACTCATCAATAGTCTTTCTGGACTCAGCATGCTTTGTGTATTCTTCGCGAGGTGACAAGCCTTTGAAGAATTTATTTGTCGATGCGCGCCGTAAGTTGTTTGTGGTCTTTGTGGTAGATTCCGCACCGGAATAATTGGCAGAATTTCCTCTCAATCTCTGTCGTAACATGAGCAAATCCCCGCTTTACGTTTATCTCTTTGTATCGAAATTCAAGCTGACCGCGCTTTGGCGGTGTCTGGTATTTTACCCGCATCCAGCTAATGCGCGCCATGTTGACGCCTGTAGCTTGATGTATTTCTTGGTTGTCGTGGCCAAGCTCTATTAAAACTTCACAGCAATATTCTCTGCTGAATGATTTAACAAGCTCATCAATTTGCTCTGGCGATAATCGGTATTTTGAGTCCGCCTGAATTTGCTCTAGTACATCTATCATTCTGCCTCCGGAGCAGCAGGTAGTGGCATCCAGTGGGTCGGCTTTCTTGCAGAGTCGCACATCGCCATTGGGCTCATTATCCTGAAAGTCTCCGCATACCAATTATCTTCCGGCAGATACCAGACAACAGTCATATCATCTGTCGGCAACCGCTCACTAACCTTAATCCATTCGCTCATCACTTCAACTCCAAGTTATCAATCTGCGCATCGAGAATCATAGCTTCGATTTCGGCGTGTTCGCGTTCTGCTACCAGAGTAGCGTATGCGCGTGTTGTTATGTCGATAGATAACTTCGCCCACTCTCCAAGGAAGTCATCATCATCCATAAGCTCATCGATTCTTGCTGCTATCCAGTTTTCTTTTGCTTCTAGTCCACGCTTGTTCATATTCCCCTCCAAAGTTTCAAGTAGATTACCGCATCCTTGCGGTGATAGTGGTCTGATGAGTTAGCGTTGCGCTGCCGCAATACGCTCTTGTGCAATATTAAAATAGTTTTCGTCCAACTCAATACCAATGAAATTGCGATTCAGATTCACACAAGCTACGCCAGTCGTACCACTACCCATAAACATATCTAAAATAGTGTCACCTTCATTACTGTGTGTTTTTAAAAGTTTTTCCATTAAATAAACTGGTTTTTGAGTGGTATGTGATGTTTTTTCTGATTGTGGAGTAAGTGAGCCTTTATAAATAGGTCTATAATAGGTATCACCTTCCATATTAAAACACCACTTCGCTTTTGGCATTGTCAACCAAACAGCCACTTCATAATCAGTAATATACCTCCTATCTTTGTTTCTAGGCATAGGGTTGGATTTTTCCCACCGAATCATATCCTTTATTACCAAACCAATAGATTCGCCGAATCTTGCAATTTCCCCTATATTTTTCCAATCATTAAATATGACTACAGAGCCATTCTTCGTGAGGAGCCTAGGAATCTCTTTCATATAAGAGAATAAATCAAACCCTTTATCCCACTCACCAAAATCTATACCAACCCTACCCATTGTGTGAAAATTGTTTTTCCTTGCAATATTATATGGCGGATCAGTTAAAACCATATCAACCGAACAATCTTGAATTTCTTTCATTCGTTCTAGGCAATCTCCTTGCATTAAATTAATCATCACCGCAGCTCCTTCGTTAACTCTTCCGCCCACAGAGCAGAATAACTCACCTTGTCCAACACAGAATCATCGTGCAGTCGCGCCGGGTCGCTGTATTGTCGGACTAGCTTTACCATCTCCAGGATTAAACAAACATCGCTGCCGCGCAGGTTTTTGCCTGTCACGCAATTAAACGCCTCTGCAGCAGCTTCAAAGCTGCGTTCACCTGTGCCGCTGGCATCGTATTGCTTGGCTCGTTCTAATTGAACATGAGCGCATGCAGTGAGGAATTCGGCGGATGTTGTTGGGTATTTCATAAGTATCTAGTCCTTAGCGCATTGGCTACGCGATCATCTGTTTGAAGCTCTGCTAATTGGCAGGATACTTCGTGTTTGCGTTTTTTCCATGCTTGGTGAGCGTCACTATCAGATTTAAAGCTTCCTAAGTACTCTCTTTTCTTTGTTATTGGATTTGCGCAATGCGACTGAAACGCGCCATCTCTTGAGTGCCAGCTTGCCCCAATCAGAAATTCACCCCTAGCTAATGATCTATCTTCAATAAATGTGTTTACTATCGGGTCAACAAAAATGCAATTATCTGGAGAGTAAGCCTTGTTTCCAACAAATAAAATATCTTTGTCAAGATGTCTGCCTTGCCAGCTCTGATTGGACATCCACGCTTTGAAATTGCCAAACGTCATCCACTCATCGCAAACATAGCATCCTATATACGTTGGATATTTTTCTTGATATTTTTTTGAGTAGCACCGCCTTAGCATTCCAGTCCACGCCGTATAAAAATTGCATTGAAGTAATTTTCCGTCTTGAGTCATCTTTGTGGCTCGACCTACATCGTTAAGTCCAACTCCGTAAACTAGTTTTGATTTTGTATCTTTTTGCATAAAAACCTCAGACAAATAAAAACCCACTGACGTTGGAAATGGCCTGCTGAGTACGGCACCGTCAATGGGTTCTTAATCTTCTCAGCTTGTCTTCGGCTTCTGGCCTGCAATCAACTTGGTTTCCACGCCTCGCTGATACTCACATAATAAAAAGATTACTTTGAAATTTCAAGCTGATTTAACAACTCATCAGCAAGCAATACAGCATCTCTGGCAATATAAGACTGACCACCTTGCGCTGCCAAACCTTGAGCTATAGCCATTGCAAACTGCTCACGCTTGGTCAATCCAGTGTAAGCTGCAGGCTCGTACAGCCCAAAACCGTTTAGCTCAATCGGCATTGCCGGTAAATCACCATTCTTGATACTCATCACTTCAACTCCACCAAACGACCAGTCTTAGATACCAGCACGCCAATCAAATCGTAATGCCAAATGGTCACTTCTGAGCCAACCTCTGGCGTTTCGTCGTACCAGATAGTCCCGCGATAACCATTATCTAAAACTGCGACTGCGAAATATTTACCCATGGTGATTCCCCTCTTGCTTTGGTGTTTGCTGAATATAAACCACTGTTTAGCGTTATGTGGTCTGATGAGCTTTCTTCGTGACAATCCACACATTTCCTTTACTATCGACCATTGCGCCGACTTGTACCCACCGGTGAACTTGGTTAGGTGCGACATTAAAGTGCCGAGCCAAGGCCGCTTGACTGCCGTGTTGTTGTACTAGGTTTGTGATTGGTGTCATTTTTCCTCCATCCTGTTCATTGTTTCATCTGCAAGCCAGACCGCTGTAGCTAAAACCTCCTTGCCTGAGAGCGCTGGATTTTGCGACAACCCGTTCATTGCAAAAAGAACAAACACCTCTCTTTTTGTCATGCCTTGGAATACTGGGAACTCTCCGCAGTTCATTCCGTCTTGCATTACTCCGCAAGGCATAGCTGGTTCGTTTCTTGTGGTCATTGGGGAATCTCCTTTATTGGCGTTTTTCCAGCCATTTCTTTGCGCCGCTCATTGTTTTGAAAGTTTTTGACTGTGTGAATGTCAGCGCTGTGAATGTTCCGTCATTGTTAGCAACTACGCCTTTAACCAGTGATTCGTTGTTGCCAGTGTCTAATGTTTTCATGATGCTTTCCTTCCAGTTATCCTGCGTTATTGCTTTCGATGAGTTAAGAATAACACATTCGTTATTGGTGTCAACACGTTTTTGTAATTATTTATCTGGTCGGAGGAGCTCTTTCACTTTTGCCTTGTACTTGGCGATTAGCTCCTGGATTTCTTCAATGGTTAGCTTTAGCGGTTGTTGCGGCCCTTCCAATCTATCAACATCCGCCTGTCCAACCTTAGCAATCAGCGCCACTCGATACGGAACAAGATTTCCAGACAGCCAGTTATTGCAAATTGAACAACTGGAGTGACAATTGCTTGGGTCAAACCTCAGCGCAGGATTTCCACCAACGGATTTGTAGTGGCTTGCGTGTCTTTGCCTGCTTCCGTCGTCAGGATGTCCGCAACTGATGCAAGGCAATCCAGCATCCCGAAGCCTGATGTACTTGTTGAAAACAACCTGCAAATCCTTTAGCCACTCAGAACGAGTTTTAAGCGACTTTAATTTCTCCATATCCTTGCGCCTTGCCTCGGTCTTTTCTTTCGCTTTACGCTTATCCTGTTGCGTTTTGGCCCATTGTGCGGCGTGCTCGAATCCACAGAACAACTTCAGGCCAAATCTTTCTGTTGCTGGCTGGCGGCATATTGGGCATTTAGCAGGCATTTTTAATTTCCGTGTACATTTCGCAGAATCCGTGCCCAGCATCTCCAAGAAGTAAACTTCGGCCTATCTCAGCACCTTCCGAGCCTTCAAATGAATGTTCGACAGTACATGCAAAACACACAAGTGAACCATCGTGCTTTTTTACTGCCGTTCTGAATTTGCAATTGCAGCAGCATCCGCCAAATCCATCAAAATCATGTTTATCAGTCATTCAAAACTCAGCAGCCTTTCAGCTAACTGCTCCTGGTTGTCGTAAATTTTGTTTAGACAAAGCATCCAGCAGGTGTTCAGAATCTGCTTGTACAAATCCGAGAATTCCACCTCGTCCATTTTTGCAAAGCTAATCGACTTAGCAACCTTCCTTGGCCCTGCCGGAGTCAATATCACGTTATGAAACCCGCTTTCAATCGTCACCCACTCACGAAAAGACTCAAAGCACTTTTCGCCGTTTGTGTTCTGCCGTGCAAATTCCAGCTCATCGAAGAAAGCAGACTGCAAAGCGCTTACTGCATCAGAGCTAACGCCATGCCGAATTAAAAACTTACCAAAGCGTTCTGTTGTTTGTTTCTCTACGCTGGCAATCATGCCTGATGGCTCCCAGTGTGAAAAAGTCTCGTTAAGCAAAGCGAATAGCTTTCTATGAAATTTTAGATTCCTTGGCGCAGTCACCTCGGCTTTGTACGGCACTCCATGCTTTAGCTTTTGAATTGCCTCTGCATCTGAGTCGTTAACGGGCATCAGCGCTTTGCCTTGGCGTATTAAAAACAGCTCAGCCATTTTTCTGACCTCGCTTGCTTTGCCATGTGAAAGCAATCACCTTCCCTCCATCATCACGTAGCCTGTCGTATACGCGATCACCGATGCACTGCTTGACGCCTTCAACATCTAGGTTGCTGACCAGCACAGTTGGCTTAACATTCTGATACCGCCCATCGATAATTTCGAAAATCATCATTTTTTCAGTGTCGCTGCCGTACTGGACGCCAATCTCATCAAGAATTAGCAGTCCGACTTTTGAGTAATAGCTAAGCACGTCGGATTCACTGTGTTCTGAGTCCTTGCGCCACGAATCTTTTATTTCTCTGATTAATTCGCCAACCTTAATGATTGCGCACTTTTTACCAGATTTAATAACCTTGTCTGCAATGGCAGTTGACAGCATCGTCTTGCCTGCTCCGACATTTCCAACCATGATAAGACATCCGCTACCACCTCCAATCACCTCATCAGCAAACTGCTCTGCTTTTTGCTTTGCAGACGTCTGTTCTTGCGTTTCGCAAATAAACGAATCAAACGTTACATCGAAGTTCCGTAGAGTAATTCCGCAGTGACGCTTCATGTCGTCGATTCTTTTACGGTCCGCAGCTTCCTGTTTTTTTCTTTCTTCTTCAGCTCGCTCATTCTCAATGTCTTTTGCGCATGCAGGGCAAAACTCACTACGCATAAAGCGATCACCAAACGGAAAATATCTAACTTCAAATTCTCCGTGCTTGTCGCAGTTTTTCTTTTCAACACATTCAGGTTTGCTATCTACCATCATAAGTCACCATCCTGATAATTTTGGCCGGAGAAATTTGATATTTGCATTGGTCTTGCCGCTGTCTTTGAATCTGATTTTGTCCAGTTCCTGACGGCTGCTTTCCAGCACTTCATTTTGTTTTTGCCAACCATCCAACCTTTTGAGCTGTAAAAATCGCAAAACTTTTCAGCGCCCAGTTGAGAGCCTTTTTGGATTTCTTTCATGTATTGAAAAACATCACTTACAGACGGCTCTGTAAATCTAGCCGCTTGCGGCTTAGATATATCTTTATTATTGGTTATTGGTTCTTGGTTAATGGTTATTGGTTTATGGTTAGGTGGCGATTCGTGCACGGTTCGTGCTGACTCGTGCACAGCTTGTTCACGCTTTAGCCTTCTTACCTCTTCCCGCTCGATTGCTATCTGTTTGTTTTTCTTTGCCTTTTCTTTATATGCGGCAACATTCTCTGAAATTGTTGTTTGCACATAAACGCCAGACTCTAAAGTAAAGAATTTCGACAAAACAAACTCAACAGCGGCAACCTCTTCTGGACTTTTTGCCCAGCACCAATCTAAAGCCTCTTCTCTTGTCGGGAACTTTTCACGGTCATAGCACGAATCAAGCAAAAGCGTGTACGCTCCGTGCTCAATCATCGAAAGCCTTCCGGCCTTCTTGTGGTAATCGCCTATGTGGCGCTGATAGTAATTCATTGGTATACTCACCTCGTTACTAAGTTGTCCTATTGCCCGTTGTTAGCAGCTTCGGGCTTTTTTATTGCCAATTATCCAGATAGTCAGATAGCGCCTTTACGGTGCTATAAGATGGGTCTCTTTCTGGATTCTTCATCAGAAGCAACAGCGTCTGGTATTTAACGCCAGAAGCCTCAGCCACAGCCCTTGTCTTGCAATGCTCCAGCCTTGCTCTAATTGTTTCTAGCGTGTACATCTTCTGCTTGTCTTGCATTTTGCATCCTCTATTTGTGTTATTTGGATATTTACAATATTATACAGCAGTGTATTATTAGTCAACACAAACAAATCGGAGATTGCAGTGGAATTTACAGAACAAGAGAAAAAACTAATCGAATACGCAAGCGCTAATCAGTCGTTTCAGGCATCTGACGCTGCTCTGCTGTTATCGCTTGGAGTTTCTCAAAACAGACTGAGACAGATCGCAAGTTCAGCCAAAAAGAAAGGCGCTTTACGGTCCGTTACAAAAACAGAAGGCAGCGGACTTAAGAAGGTAAACCGCGTTTTCTGGTACTTAAAATAATTAACTGAATGTCAGTAAGGAGATGGAAGTGAATCACCCAATAACAATAGAAAACATGGTCGGAGCTATAGCGCCTGAGTGCTTGCAGTTAATCGCAACGCATAACGATGTGAATTTCCAGGCTGAGGCGAATTACGCAATTCAGCTGCTGTATGCGAATAGCTTTGCTGCGAGCATTGCTCAGAAAAACCCTACATCAGTTCAGAATGCTTTGCGCAACGCATCAGCGATTGGCATCAGCCTTAACCCTGCAAGCAAGCATGCGTATCTGGTGCCGCGCTCTGGCGCAATCTGTCTTGATATTTCTTATATGGGCTTACTGCATTTGGCACAGTCAACCGGCAGCATTGAGTGGGGTCAGGCAAAGCTGGTTTATGAAGCTGACAACTACGTCAATCAGGGCATTGATAAAGCGCCTAAGCATGAATACCCAGCATTCGGCCAGCGTGGCGCAATCGTTGGCGCTTACTGCACAGTCAAAACATCGACTGGCGCATACCTGACAGAAGAAATGAGCATTGACCAAATCAATCAGGTTAAAGCCCGCAGCGAATCAGCAAAGCGCAATTCAGGCCCGTGGGTTACTGACTTTGAAGAGATGTGCCGCAAGACGGTAGTTAAACGCGCATCAAAGTATTGGCCTAAAGTTGACCGGCTAAATGAAGCCGTAAACTATCTGAACACTGACGGCGGCGAAGGCATTACCAAAGATGAAGTTGTGCGCGATGTTTCGCCAATAACTCAAGAATCTGAAGCATTTCTAACTGAGCATTACCACTCATTGGACCACGATAAGCAGAAAGCCATGCTAACTTGGCTTCGTATCGACAATATCGGCGCTCTGTGTAACTTCACTGAAGAATCAGCACAGCGGGCAATCAAGGCATTACAAACGAGGGCGAATAAGTGAGCACAAAAAAACAACTTATGGAAATAATAGCGCAGCTTGAATCTCAATTAAGAGAGCGTGTTAATTGGCCTGATAAATGCCCAATAACTAGGCGTGATTTTTTCATGGAAATAGACGGAATTCCGACCTATGGCGGTCCGTATGATAGTTACACAATACCAGAAATGAATGGAAAGCCAACTGATGAATGGCACGAAAGAGAACTGTTTGTGCGAAGATATGACCATGATGAGGGCGGGTGGTTAGTTGATGAGGTTGAGGTTATACCATTGAGGATTATAAATGATGATTACCTTTACGATCTTCAGGATGCTTATGATGAGCTTCAGAAGATTAAAGGAGTTAACAAATGAACCTATACCAAACCCACATAGACCGGCTGTCAAAACTGACAGACCGGTTTGGATTTAATCCAGCTGAAGTTGCTCAGGGTTCTCCTGAGTGGCTCGCAATGAAAATGGGCGTTATCAGTGCCAGCAATGCGGATAAGGTAGTTGCTAAACGCGACTCAGCTGGCAGAGCTACTTACATGGCAAGCCTTATCAGCCAGATTTGCAGCTGCGTGATTCCTGAAGAAATGAATTACAAAGCAATGGAGCATGGCAAGTTATACGAACCAGCAGCCCGTGATGCGCTCTCAGTTGCTCTGGGATTCGTTGAAATCAAAGAGCTGCCATTCATGTACATGGATGACTCTTTGCGCGTTGGCGTGTCTCCTGATGGCGTATTTGATAAAACTATCGTGGAAATCAAATGCCCTCACAACGGCGAGAACTTTATCAAGTTTGCGGCATTCGCAGACAACAAGAAAGAATGGCGCTGGCAGGCTCAGTTTCAGCTGTTCGCAGGCAGGGCAGATGAGCATATTTTCTGCCAGTATGACCCCAGAATGATTCTGTGCAATAACCTGCACCACGTAAAAACCGAACGCAACGAAGCAGACCAAGCAACTTTGGCTGATGCCATTCCGCAGTTTATCTCGGATATGGACGCAGCACTTAAATCAATCGGCGTCAATTTTGGCGCTCATTGGGAATACCTTAAAACACAACGTTCATAACGGAGCATAAAAATGAGTAGAGGCGTAAACAAGGTCATTATCATCGGAAATCTTGGTAATGATCCAGAAGTTAAATTTCTTCCAACTGGCAACGCAGTTGCAAATATCACTGTTGCCACTTCAGAAAGCTGGACTGATAAACAGACCAACGAAAAGAAAACAGAAACCGAATGGCATAAGGTTGTTATATACGGGAAGCTGGCAGAGATTGCAGGCGAGTATTTGCGCAAGGGCAGCAAAGTCTATTTGGAAGGCAAGCTAAAGACTCGCAAATGGCAAGACCAGCAAGGCGTTGACCGCTACACCACGGAGATTGTCGCCAATGAGATGCAAATGCTAGACGGAAAGCAGGAAGGCCAGCAAGCGACGCAGAAACCGCAACAGCAACGACCAGTACCACAGCAGATGCAGCAACAACAGCGCCAGCAGCCGCAGCAAGGTTTTAATCAGCCACGCCAAGCACCACCGCAAGGCTATCAGGGCCAGATGCCGCAGCAGCAACAGCCAATGGAGCCGCCAATCGATTTTGATGACGATATTCCGTTCTGATAACCAACCAACCACCGGCGACATACGTGTCGCCTTTTGGAGTGAGAGATGACAACAAGCGGAATGTACGGGACAACCATAGAAAATTGCCACGCAGCAACAGGTAAGGCAAAGCAGAAGAAAGATGGCGCATATTCTTATCGCGGCCTAATTTATGTCGTAAAAGATAATAAGGTAACTCACTTTGCCGCATACGGTTCAATCTACTTCAATGCTGGCGCTTTCCTTGTTGCTGCTGGTAGCTATAAGCACATCTCGGATGGCGCTGCCAACAAAAAAGAAGTGTTGAAGCTATGCAAATGAACCAACCCCACCAGCCAAACCAACAAGGCCGCGAAAGCGGCCAAGGATTCAATGCGTGAGCAGTAAAAAAGAGCAGTGCAAATGGTGCTACAGATGCGGAAGTTATAGGTCTGCATCTCAGTTTTCCCCTGAGCAACTGCCGCTATGGTGGTGTAGGTGGTGCATTGATTGCCAAGCCAAGCCGATAGGTTTTCGGAAATGAAGAAATACACAATTAAACTCCCAGGCTATGAGCGACCATTCCCATTCATCGCTGACATCTCACCAGAAGAAGTTGAAGAGGCGATATTTCAAAGATTCAGATTGAGGCCGGAGTGGGTGAAGTAGTGGTCTGACCAGCAAAATAATGCTTGCAACTTACGTTTCAGGAAACTATAGTTTCTTTACCGAAACAAATGGGAGAATAAAAATGAACACTAAGCAGTTAGCAGAATTTTACGGAATCAGCGCCCAGGCGGTTAATCGCTGGGATTCAGCAAAGCGCCACCGCAAAACCATCCAAGCAGAAGCCGACGTAACCACGCTAGAGTGGCAGCTTGTCGGTGAGATTGCGCAGCTGTGTTATCTGTATAATGCGCAGAATTGGGTTTGCGACATATCAAGGAAGTGGGTTTGCTTTGAGATGTCAGCGTTTGGAATTAGCCTACTTTTCTTTACTTTTGGAAAATCAACGCTTGATAAAAAGCTGGTCGCTAAAACATCAAACACAGCAGAAATGCAATTAATCAAAATGCAGCTCGAGAAGCTGGTTTACTAAAATACAAAGGGGAATGAAATGAAATACAAATTTACAGGCGAAACAAAATCACACTTTGGTCGCACGCTACATCAGATTGTTTGTGTTACTGCATTTGCATCAATTGCAGCCGGTGATGTCGGCGGATGGATTGAAAAAGAAGGCAATCTCAGTCAGCACGGCAATGCGTGGGTGTCCGGCAATGCGTGGGTGTACGGCGATGCGGAGGTGTACGGCAATGCGCGGGTGTACGGCGATGCGGAGGTGTACGGCAATGCGTGGGTGTCCGGCAATGCGCGGGTGTACGGCGATGCGGAGGTGTACGGCAATGCGCGGGTGTCCGGCAATGCGCGGGTGTCCGGCAATGCGTGGGTGTCCGGCAATGCGTGGGTGTACGGCGATGCGGAGGTGTACGGCA